TAGCCTGTCGGCGCTCTCTCGGTTGTGCTTCGCCTGGTGCAAGACCCAGCCGCAGGCCTTCTCTGAAAAGACCGGCAAGCCCGACACGCGCGGGGCCTACGGCCTGCTCGCCAACGAGATGATCAATGCCATCACGATCCTGCAGCACATGCAGAACCGGCATGTCATCTACACCGTGATCCTCAACGAGAAGGTCGGCGAGAAAAACGAGAAGAGCTTTGATCTGCAGATGGAAGGAAGCAAGACCACCGCCGAGTTTCTCGGGGTGGTGGATGTCATCGCCACGATGACTATGCAGCCCAGCCCATCGGGCCCCAAACGCGTGCTGATCACCCGGCAGGACAACTTGCTGGGGCTTCCCGCCAAGGACCGCTCCGGTCGCCTCGATTCCACCGAAGAACCCCATCTCGGCCGCCTGATCGCCAAGTGCATCGGGCAGGCCTCGAACTGAAAACAGGAGATTTCGCCATGTCAATGGATTACAACAGCGCCCCACGCCAAAACGACGGTTTCAGCCCGATTCCGCACGGCACCTTCCTCAAGGTGCGCCAGACCATCCGTCCCGGTGCCTATACCGACCCAGCCCAAGGCTGGCTCGACGGCACACCCACTCAGTCCGAACGTACCGGGGCGATCTACCTCAACTGCGAATACACGGTGGTATGCGGTGAATTCCACAAGCGTAAGTTCTTCGGGCTGATCGGCCTGTGGAGCGCCAAGGGCAAGACTTGGGGCGACATGGGGCGGGCGACGATCCGTGCCATGTTGGACAGCGCGCGCGGCGTGCACCCGGACGACAACACCCCGCAGGCCGTGGCGGCCCGATGCATCAACGATTTCGGTGATCTGGACGGCTTGGAGTTTGCCGTGCAGATCGCCGTCGAAAAGGATGATCGGGGCGATCAGCGCAACGTCATCAAGCGGATCATCGAGCCCGGCCATCCCCAGTACCAAGCGGTCATGGCCTGCGCCAGCCAGGGGGCGGCGACTACGTCGGTAGCCCCCGCGCCGAGCATGGCCACGGCGCGCGCCCAACAGACATCCAAGCCGGTATGGGCGCAATGATGGGGAGGGCAAATGAAATGCTGGGTTTGCAAACGTCAGGCCCGGGGGTTCGGCCACATGGACGATCGCTTCAGGATCGCCGACCCCAGGCGTTACCCCCTCGACTGGGTGTTCTGCTCGCGCCGGTGCCAGAACGCATTCCACAAGCTCTACGGCAACTGGGCCGATGCCAAGCGTTTCGGCAGGGAGGTCGCCATGATCGATCCGTCTGATCTGGAGATCGCTTCCATGCGGAAGTGTCTCAAGGCCTTCGGCGAGGCGGCCGGGGGGATCGGTTTCGAGAAGCCCCTCGGCGCGTACTCGGAGGCCGAGGCTCTGCGTGTGATCGATGCCATCGTCACCTGCTATACGGATGCGATGGTGGTTGCGCACGAGGCCAGCAAGTACCCGCCGATGCGTGGCATCAATGCGCCCGTCAGCGATCCGTTTGCGGATCTCGCAGATGACCTGCCGTGGGAGGGAAACTGATGCTGGACTTCAACTCATCCTCCTCTCTCTCCGGGCGTCTGACGGCGCTGATCGATGCCGGCATGCAGGCTGTCAGGAAGAAACAGGCGGGACGCGCCTATCTGGGCGCATCCCGCCTCGGGGTGGCCTGCGAGCGTGCTCTGCAGTACGAGTATGCCCAAGCGCCGGTCGACCCGGGCCGTGAAACCGAAGGGCGCATGCTGCGCATCTTCGAGCGTGGCCATCTGGTAGAGGACTGCATGGCCATATGGATGCGCGGCGCGGGCTTTGATCTGCGCACGCGCAATGCCGACGGCGAGCAGTTCGGTTTTTCGACGGCGGACGGGCGACTCCAGGGCCACATCGACGGGATCATCACCGGCGGCCCCGACGGTTTTGCGTATCCCTGCCTGTGGGAGAACAAGTGTCTGGGCGCCAAGTCATGGCGCGACCTCGAGAAGAATCGCCTGGCCATCTCGAAACCGGTCTATGCGGCGCAGGTAGCAATCTATCAAGCCTATCTCGAACTCACCGAGCGCCCTGCGCTATTCACGGCGGTAAATGCCGACACGATGGAGATCTATACCGAGCTCGTGCCGTTCGACGGAGTGCTGGCTCAGCGCATGTCGGATCGCGCGGTAAAGGTCATCACGGCGACCGAGGCAGGCGAGCTGCTGCCACGGTCGTTTGCAGACCAGACCCATTTCGAGTGCCGGATGTGCGCCTGGCAGGACCGCTGCTGGAGGGCGCAATGATGACATCCATCCAGGTACGCAAACACGCCAAGACCAATTTGCCACCGCCACTGGTCAAGATACGCACCATCGAGCGAATGCTGTTGCGCCATGCCACAGGGCCGATTCCGGAGGCGCGTCTGATCGTGGCGGTGATCTGTCAGGCAATGGCCGACTCTCGTAGTAGTTCCAAGAACGAACGTCGAACCGCCCGCAACTTCCTGTATGGCAGGGATCTGGACGCTTGGGCGGCACTGATCGACCTCGATCCGACATTCGTTCGTGAGGTAGCCATCAAGACCCATTACCTGCCGGAGGCGCCCATGACGACAAGTGGCGCAGTACCGGCAACCATTGCAGCAGGGAGGACGCATGCTGGACTTCAATCCCGCACCGCCCCTATGTGATGTCCTGCCAGACAACGAGCGCGACGAAGTACGTGCCGACCTGATCGCGCGTATCGAGCCGGTGCTGGCCACGCTGTTCCCGGCCGGCAAGAAACGCCGTGGCAAGTTCCTCATCGGGGACGTGCTGGGTAGCCCCGGCGACAGCCTCGAGGTGGTTCTCGATGGCGACAAGGCTGGCCTGTGGACCGATCGCGCGACCGGTGACGGCGGTGACATCTTCTCGCTGATCGGCGGGCATTTCGGCATCGATGTCCACGCCGACTTCCCTCGGGTGCTGGAGCAATCCGCCGACCTGCTTGGACGGGCCAAGTCAGCGCCGGCACGCAAAGCCAGGAAGGAAGCGCCGACCGACGAGCTCGGCCCGGCCACGGCCAAGTGGGACTACCTGAACGCCAGTGGCCGCTTGATCGCGGTGGTCTATCGCTACGACCCGTCCGGGCAGAAGAAGCAGTTCCGGCCCTGGGATGCCAAGCGGCGCAGGATGGCCCCACCCGAGCCACGACCGCTCTATAACCAGCCGGGGATGAAGGATGCTGCCCAAGTCGTGCTGGTCGAGGGCGAGAAGTGCGCGCAGGCCTTGATCGACCTTGGCATTGTGGCGACCACGGCAATGCACGGCGCGAACGCCCCGGTCGAGAAGACCGACTGGTCGCCGCTGGCCGGTAAGCACGTATTGATCTGGCCCGACCGCGACAAGCCGGGTTGGGAGTATGCGATGTCGGCCGGGCAGGCGGCGCTCGCAGCGGGAGCATCCTCCTGCGACGTGCTCCTGCCGCCTGACGACAAGCCCGATGGATGGGACGCGGCAGACGGTATCGTCGAGGGTTTCGATGTCGCGGCATTCGTGGCTTCCGGGCCGAGGATGTGCATCAAATCATCCAATGGGCTTCCGGCGCAGGAGGCCACGGTCTGGGCGACGGACGATGCGCTGGCGCTGGCTTTTACGTCGCGCTATGCCGACGACTGGCGATACTGCGCATCCTGGGGAAAGTGGCTGGTCTGGACGGGGACACGCTGGCAGGCCGACGAAACACTGCTGGTGCATCACCTGATCCGCTCGATCTGCCGCGAGGCGGCGGTCAAGGTGGACTCCCATCGGATTGCTGCCAAGTTGCTCGCCAGCAGCACCGTCGGTGGCGTGGAGCGGCTTGCCCGTACCGACCGGCGTCATGCGTCGACTTCTGATGAGTGGGATGCCGATCTCTTCGCACTCAACACACCGGGCGGCATCGTGGCGCTGGCCAGTGGCAAGCTACGCCCACACGACCGGGCCGACCGGATGACCAAGATCGCCACGGCGACACCTCGGGGCGAGTGTCCGAAATGGACGTCCTTCCTGGCCGACATCACCGGGGGCGACGTCGAGCTGCAGTCCTACCTGCAGCGCATGGTCGGTTACTGCCTGACCGGGGTGACCAGTGCGCACGCGCTGTTCTTCCTCTATGGCACCGGGGCCAACGGCAAAAGCGTATTCGCCAACGTGATCAGCACCATTCTGGGCGACTACGCAGCCACCGCGCCGATGGATACCTTCGTCGAGGCACGTGGCGATCGCCACCCGACCGATCTGGCGGGCCTGCGCGGCGCACGCTTCGTCACGGCCATCGAGACCGAGCAGGGACGGCGCTGGAACGAATCCAAGGTCAAGGCCATTACCGGCGGCGACAAGATTTCCGCACGCTTCATGCGCCAGGACTTCTTCGAGTTCTTTCCGCACTTCAAGCCGGTCATCGTCGGTAACCACAAGCCCGCCATCCGCAACATCGACGAGGCAATGAAGCGGCGGATGCACCTGATCCCGTTCACGGTGACGATTCCGCCCGAGAAACGCGACGGCCGCCTGACCGAAAAACTGCTCGCCGAGCGCGACGGGATTCTGGCGTGGGCCGTGGCCGGTTGTCTCGCGTGGCAGCGCGAAGGGCTGAATCCGCCGGCTTGTGTGCAAGCGGCGACTGAGGAGTACTTCGAGGCCGAGGATGCCATCGGCCAGTGGATCGAGGAGCGCTGCCTGCTCGCCAACACCCATCGTGAAGGCGTATCCGAGCTGTTTGCCGATTGGCGCGAATGGGCCGAGCGTGCTGGCGAATACGTGGGCTCGATCAAGCGGTTTTCCGAGCTGATGGCAACCCGCAAGTTCGAGAAATGCCGGCTGACCGGAGGCGCTCGCGGCATCGCGGGAATCACCCTCAGACCCAAGCCCCATGGCCATGGCTACCCCTATCGCGATGACTGATCAATCCGGGCGAGTGACGGATTTGACGGGTTTTCTGATTAACCCGCCTCGCGTGCGCGCGTACACGCAGGATAAGGGGATATCCGGGAAATCTGTCGCATCCGTCACTCGCCCCAACAAATGGAGTGAATGATGAACATGACGATCTTGGCCCTCGATCTGGGCACGAATACCGGTTGGGCGCTGCACCACCTGGACGGCAGCATCATCAGCGGCACGGAATGCTTCAAGCCCCGGCGCTTCGAGGGCGGCGGCATGCGCTTCCTGCGTTTCAAGCGCTGGC